GGATTTAGAAGGTAACGCTAAAAATGAAGCGGACCTTATTAGAAGATATAGGGAAATATCACTACACCCTGAATGTGATACAGCAATTGAGGATATAGTCAATGAGGCAATTGTTGTTAATGAAAATAAAGATTCGGTATTACCTGATCTAACAAACTTACCATATGGAAAAGATGTAAGAAGAAAAATAGAAGATGAATTTAAGAATATTCTTCTATTGATGAACTTTAATACTAAAGGCCACGACATTTTTAGAAGATGGTATGTAGATGGCCGTATCTATTATCAAAAAATTATTAATAGAGAGAATCCTAAAGAAGGTATCAAAGAATTAAAATACATTGATCCTAGAAAGATTAAAAAAATTAGAGAGATCAGAAAAGGTCGAACTAATATGGGAGCAATGGATATTGTACAAGATATACAAGAATACTATGTATTCAATGAAAGAGGAATATCTGGTGCAACACAAGCAGCTGGTATTAGAATAGCAGCAGATACAATTGCCTTTTGTGGCTCTGGTATGGTAGACCAAAATAAAAATATGGTCTTGTCTTATTTACATAAGGCAATCAAACCTGTCAATCAGTTAAGAATGATTGAAGACGCTGTGGTTATTTACAGAATAGCTAGAGCACCTGAAAGAAGAATATTCTACATTGATGTAGGTAATTTACCTAAAGTAAAAGCAGAACAGTATTTAAGAGATGTAATGGCAAGATATAGAAATAAACTTGTTTATGACGCTTCTACTGGTGAGATAAGAGATGACAGAAATTACTTAAATATGTTAGAAGACTTTTGGTTACCTCGTAGAGAAAACGGCAGAGGAACTGAAATTTCTACACTTCCTGGTGGTCAAAATCTTGGTGAAACAGGCGATATAGAATATTTCCAAAAGAAATTATATCGTTCTCTAAATGTTCCTATTAGTAGATTAGAGTCTTCTCAAGGTTTTAATTTAGGAAGAGCGGCTGAAATTAGTAGAGATGAATTAAAATTTACTAAATTCGTAGGTAGATTAAGAAAGAAGTTTACGGAACTATTTAATGATCTTTTAAAAACTCAATTAGTTTTAAAAGGTGTTATAGCTGAAGAAGATTGGCCAACTATAATGGCACATTTAAATTATGATTTCGTACAAGATGGACACTTTGCTGAGTTGAAAGAAAGTGAAATGTTAAAAGATAGAATAATGTTAGCTGATAGTATGAGAGATTACATAGGTAAATATTTCTCACACAACTATATTAGAAAAAATATTTTAAAACAATCAGATAGGGAAATTGAAGAAATGGATAAACAAATAAAAAGTGAACAGACAACAATGGAACCCGATCAACAGAATCTAAACCAAGAACCAAAGTTAGATTCAAGTATATAAAAGGAGATAAAAAATGAGTGAACACACAAAAAATTTTGTAGACCTAGTAGCAAACGGAAGTAGTGCTGAAGCTGGTGACGCATTTAAAGATGCATTAAGAAATAAAGTTGCGTCTGCGTTAGATAATAAAAGAGTTGAATTAGCTGGAACTTTGTTTCAAGCACAATCTTTTAGTGATCCAAAACCAGAGGTATTATCGCCATCTACTGAAACTGTTCCACCTGAAATGAAAGTAGATGTGGCAGAACCTGAAGCTGTAACAAATGTTGCACCTGATGTGGGAGTTGAAGGTGGTGAACAAAATTAGTAATTTATTTAAAGATAAAAAGTCTTTAGATACAGAAACTTTTAACAGTCTTACACCTGTGATGAAAGAAGCAGTTGAAGATATGTTTAAGATTATTGAAAATAAAGGTAATCTTTTAGTCAACATAGAAAATGCTGTTGAAAAGATTGCCGAATTTCATAATGTAGATAAAAAAGAATTATATCAATATATTGAAAAAGAAACAAACAAACAATTAGGAGTGTAAAGGAACAATGGCTATAACAACAAAGATATTATCTGATACAAAAACACACGCCAAAGTATTACTCACTTTTGATAATGACAGCACAACTACAGCTGCTGCTGTTGATGCAAGTGCGTTAAGTGGGCATGCGAATGGCGCAAAACTACACATTACTCATATTAATTATGGGATAACAGGTAGACTAAAATTAGAATTTAAAGGTGCTTCAGCAGATGTTGAAGCGATAAACTTATCTGGCGCAGGTGTTTATTATGGCGCTGTAATTAAAAATACAGCAACAAATACAACTGCAACTGGTGGTGATATTGAAGGTATTACAGCTGGTGCAAGCGGATATGCTTTATTAACATTACAAAAAATAGATATGGGTGAAAATAACTAATGGCTGATGTAGTTACAACACAAACAATAGCTGATACATCTGGAGCAAAATATGTAGTCAAGCTGACCAATTTTTCTGATGGTACAGGTGAAACAGATGTAACAAAAGTAGATGCTTCTGAAACAACTTTTATGACAGAAGATGGTAATAGAAAGATTAGTAAAATATGGTTTTCTATTAATTCATCTAACTCGAAATCAGCTGTTGAATTAAAATGGGCGGGAGCAACTAATGCTACAGCACTATTTTTAAACGGTCAAGGTTATTGGGATTTAAGAACAGCGGGAGATGAAATTCCAAATAACGCAACAACGCCTACTGGTGATGTATTATTAAGTACAAAAAATTTTGCCAGTGGGGATAACTATTCATTGGTTATAGAGTTTAGATAACTTATAAATATAGGTAGAGAGAAAAAACTATGAAATTAATTAGAGAAGAAGTATCAGACGCAGAATATATCGTTGAAGAAAACAACGGTAAAAAAGAATATAAAATTAAAGGTATTTTTTTACAATCTGACATTAAAAATAGAAACGGTAGAGTATATCCGAATGATATTTTAATGAAAGAAGTAACAAGATATAATGCGGAATTTGTTAATAAAAATAGAGCGTTTGGTGAATTAGGCCATCCAGATGGACCTACAGTTAACCTGGAAAGAGTATCACATATGATTAAAAAACTCTATCCAGAAGGAAAAAATTTTATTGGTGAAGCGAAAATTATGGATACACCTTATGGAAAGATTGTGAAGAATTTGATTGATGAAGGCGCTAAACTAGGAGTTTCAAGTAGAGGTATGGGTTCAATTGAATCCAAAATGGGAAGTAATTACGTAGGTAAAGACTTCTATCTTGCCACTGCGGCAGATATCGTTGCAGATCCGTCTGCGCCAGATGCCTTTGTAGAAGGTATTATGGAAGGCAAAGAATGGGTATGGAACAATGGTGTGTTAGTAGAACAAGATGTTGCTGCTTGGAAAAAAGAACTTATTAAGACTAAAAAAATCGAAATGGCAGAGAAAAAAGCCCAGATTTTTGAAGATTTTTTAAGAAAAATATAGTTTAAAGGAATTATAATTTATAAATATCTAATAACAAAGAGATAAAAAGAAATTAATTCGAATTAATTACAAAAGGAGACTTCTCAATGGCTACAGAACAAAATAAAGAAGTTATGGATAAAGAGCAAGAAGTTAAAAAGGAAGAAGTTGCTACTGAAGCAACTGCTAATCCTATGGCTGACGCTCCTAAGAAGAATGCTGTAGCAGCTGAGCCTTCGCATATTGCCAAAATGGCAGACCACGAAGACTTAGGACAAGCGGTTACTAAACCGACTGACAGCAATCCTGACGCTTCTAAAAATGTAAAACAAGTTTCTGGAGATCCTCAACAAAAATCACAAGGTGCTGCTGACGCAATGCAAGCTGTGAAAAAAGAGGAAAAAGAAACTAAAGAAGACGATAAAGAAATTTCAAAAGAAGCTATGCACGATTCTAAAGAAGACGAAAAGAAAAAAGAAGAAGGCTATGGCAAAATGAAAAAAGAAGAAATAGATTTATCTGATGACGTTAAAGCTTTAATCGGTGATGACGAATTAACCGAAGAATTTAAAGACAGAGCGAAAACTGTTTTTGAAGCAGCAGTTAAAACAAGAATTAACGAAGCTGTGGAAAGAATGGAAGCAGAGTATTCTGACAAACTCAAAGAAGAAGTTGATACTGTAAAAGGTGAAATTGTTGAAAAAGTTGACTCATACTTGAACTACGTAGTTGAAGAATGGTTAAAACAAAACGAAATCGCTATCGAAAGAGGTATCAAAGGCGAAATCGCAGAGGACTTTATTACTGGTCTTAAAAAATTATTTGAAGATCACTACATAAGTGTACCTGACGAAAAATTTGATGTGTTAGAAGATCAAGCTAAACAAATAGACGAGCTTAAAGATAAACTTAATGAGCAAGTTGAAAAAAATGTTGAACTTAACAATAAAGTTGGTTCTTTAACAAGACAAGACATTGTTGACGAAGTTGCATCTGATTTAACAGATACAAACAAAGAAAAGTTTAACAAATTAGCTGAAGAAGTAGAATACTCTAATGCTGATGAATTTAAAAAGAAAGTATCAACTATTAAAGAGTCATACTTTTCTAAAGAAAACAAAATTTCATCTGAAAATGAAATTGATAATGTTGATTCAAGCGAACAAGCTCCTGAATTATCAGGCGTTATGGAAACTTATGCAAGCATTATTAGTAAAACAAAAGATCGAATTAAAGTCGGTCACTCAAAATAAATAGGGAGAATAAGAAACATATGTACTTATCTGAACAACTAGTTAAAAAGTGGCAGCCTGTACTTGAGCATCCAGAACTCCCAAAAGTAACGGATAGCTATAGGAAGGCGGTCACTGCTGTAATCTTGGAAAACCAAGAGAAGGCATTAAGAGAAGATAGAGCATTTATATCAGAAGCTGCTCCAACGAACAGTACTGATGCATCTTACGTACAGAATTGGGATCCAATCCTAATCTCTTTAGTAAGAAGAGCAATGCCAAATCTAATCGCATACGACATTTGTGGTGTACAACCAATGACTGGTCCAACTGGTCTAATTTTCGCAATGAGAGCGAAATACACTTCACAAAATGGTACAGAGGCTTTATTCAATGAAGCTGATACGGATTTTTCAAGCAGAAATGCTGCGGGAGATTCTACTCTACCAGGTGTGGGTGGTGCTGGTTCATCATCACAATCAGGAACTAACCCTGCAGTATTAAACGACAGCCCAGCTGGTGCTTACACATCAGGAACTGGTATGGCGACTGCTACTGCTGAAGCATTAGGAGACGGTGCTGGCAATCAATTTGCTGAAATGGCTTTCTCAATTGAGAAAT